TCACAACTCTTACAGGATCATGTGGTGGTAGCGCACCTTCTTGCCCTACTGGTACTACGACGGTTTCGACAGACACAGAAAAATGTGGTACGACTCAAGAAAACTGTAGGAGAGTGCGTGGAGCTGCAGGGGTCCCCGTATGTGATGAAGTAGACTTATATTCAACATCTGTTGTTTGTCAAGAAAACAAACGTGAACCTGCACCAGAACCAATAAGAGGTGTGGGTGGTAAAGGTGGAGATGGTGCAGGTTGGTTAGATGGTCAATACAGATCTAGTGGTCGATCGGGTGAAAACGGAACCTCAAATCAATTCCCAGAGTGCCCTGGTGATACGATATCCTCCGACAGGGTCAGGGCAGGAGATGGTGGAAAAGGTGGCAATGGTGGAGCTCCAGGAAGAGCAGGGCAATTCACTACAACTTCCGACAGAGGCGGTGCTGGAGGCGCTGCTATTTGTGGTAAAAATTACATAGTACAAGGAAATAAGAATAGTAAAACTTTAAAAGTTAGATATGACGGATCATGTGTTGGCGAAACATCAGAAAATGCAGGTTCAGTACCAGGTCTCCCAGGGCTTGACATAGATGAAACACCAACATATGTAAGATTTAAGGCTGTTGGTGGCGTAACTCATATATTTGTAACAGCGCCAGGAGGTGTAGAAGCTGATTTTGGAATACATTATAGATGGAATGATAGTCGAAATGATGATGGACGACACTTAGATAGATTCTTCTTCCAAGGAGAAAAATTTGAAAGAAAGGGTGAAGATGGTAATAAAAAGAAAAACTTTAGTTTATCGACTGGTGAATATCCTATTATCTGGGAAGGTTTGAATTCTGTAAACGCAGGTGGTACTAATCCGTATCCAAGAGTATCTAAAACCCTAATGGATCCTCGTATGAGGGATCAAGCTATGAAGAGACTTGATATACCCAGAGATAGAAATATTGAAGAACTGAATATAATAGGTCTTGTAGATGAAGATGGTGATGATGCAAACGGAGCGATTATTATCTTTAAGGACAATAAAACTAATCCATATCCCGCAGCAACAGTAAAATATACACTCACGTCGTCATTAGAAAATCCAATTACAAATGTAACTGGTTCTAGTGATCGAAATGATCCTCTGTTTAATATACCAAATAAATTTCCAGCACCAGGAAAATCAAGAACATATACTTACAGTTGGAGACCAACGAAATTCAAACGAATAAGATATACAATCACTGCAACAGGACCAGGTGGAACAACTAAAAAAGAATTTGTTATTGTATAGGGGTTGACAGGACCACAAACCACTGCTAGAATATCTTTGTTGCTTTTGAAGGATGAGGTTTAGCTTAGCTATCGGGAACCCACCATATGGTGTTGGTGGCAATCTTGCTATCAAGTTTCTCAACAAAACATCAGCAGTAACGAATGATATTCGCTTTGTTCTTCCTACTTCGATGCGGAAACCTTCTTCATTGAATAAGATTTCTGCCAACTTACATTGCATTCATGATGAAGATTGTGATGAAAAATCGTTTCCTGGTGGTATCAATGCCGTGTATCAGAAGTGGAAACTAAAAGAAGAACAAAGGGAAAAGATCCCAATGCTTCGCACTCATCCTGATTTTGAATTTTTACCCTACGAGAGAAGAACAGAAGCAGATGTTTTCGTAGGTGAATATGGTTGTGGACCCAGTGGTAGAGTTAAAACAGAGAACTTTGTTCACTATGCAAAAGGTCATCACTTCCTCAAAGTTCGTAGTGATGAGGTAAAACAAAATCTAGTTAAGTTTGCTGATAGGTTTAGAGAAGCAGCAACACAATGCAATGGTCGTTATCACTTTGGTAAAAACGATCTCATCACAACTTACATCAACTGTCTTGAGCAAGAACAATCAGTATGAATACTCTTAGTATGAAGACAGTTGAAAAAAAGATGCCAGTTTGGACATCTATTTTAGATAACAATGTAGAAATTAATAACTACTTGAAAAATGCTATTCTGGAACACAGAGAAAATGACCCAGAATGGCATACGCGTAATGTAAAAGCATGGCACTCAAGTTTCGAGACACATACAGATAACCCAAAGTTTATTCCATTAGTTAATATTGTTCTGGATGCATGTAATTTTATTTCCAGAGAATACTATCACTGTGCTCAAAAATACTTTTGCTTTAATATGTGGGCAATGATGTATGAGGAAAGTGAGTATGCTATTCAACACAATCACTTTCCAAGTGACTTTGCATGTGTTTACTACGTTGATGTAGAACCAGACTGTGCTCCTATAATTTTTGAGGGTTCCTTGAAAATTCAACCAAAGAATGGTATGCTGGTGTTATTCCCAGCACTAATCGAGCATGAAGTTCCTGCAACAAGAGGTAGGAGAATGGTAATTTCTATGAATATTGAGAGAATCCCAGAAAAAGATGTCTAAGAACAAGCACAATCAAGAAGTTGGATCTGTTATTGATCGTTCAGATGAACGTATCAAAGTAACTCAAGAAGTGTTCACTCCGATGGAACTTGTTGAATATATGATTGATGATATTGATATTGAACTATTGAAAGATCCTAAGAGTACGTTTATTGATAACTCTGCTGGTTGTGGTAACTTTCTTGTTGGAATGAAGAATCGTTTATCGAAATATCATAGCGAAAAGCATATTTTAGATCATATGTTATATGCTGTAGAAATGATGGAAGATAATCATCAAGAACTATGTAAACGCTTAGGAGTTTCTGTTACTCATCCACATTATGTTTGCCATGATGCGCTTACTTATGATTATTCATTCGGTGAGCCAGTAGGTGTGGAACAATTTTTTTAGTGGCACAGGGGGTTGACACCCCTTATTTTTTTGCCTATAATGAAAGGGTTCAAATATACAAATACACTCATCATGAGTAGCTATCACACTTTCACTAATCGAGACGTTGCAGAGTGGATAACTGATCAAGCATTGTTGCACGCTATTAAAACAATCAATGCGAGATTTGGACCTCACTATGCAGAGAAAAATCCTGATCTAGCTGCCACTGTTTTTACTCAAACTCTAAAACAAATTAACATTTTAGATTCTGCTGATCGCTATCAAGAGGCTATTGATCGCAGAGAAAATGAGGTAAAGGAACCAACTCCAAAAGTTGAAACCACGACCCCAGTAATTAAAAAAGAGTTTACTCTCAACTCAAAAGTACCAGAACTGAAATCAGTTCCACCACTGAAATCACCTACAAAGTATCAGATGACTTTGAAGATTCTTCGGGAAAATTTTCCAAATAAGTTCTTCACTGCAAAAGAAGCATTTAATGCAATTCGACCTCATCGTTGGAAATCAGAAGTTTCAACATTCAAGAATGAAGAAACTTTCCGAGGAACGATTCTTCGTGAACTACAAGTTCTTGAGAAAAAAGGTATTCTTTGTTTTGTAGATCAGAAAGGAACTTATTGCCTACGCTGATAGGGTACAGTTCACAGACCGTCCACTGGGTTTTCTGGTGGGCGGTTTTCTGCTATAATATATCCATACTGAATAGGACAAACACTTGACCATCACACTTCGCCCCCATCAGCAGGATGCTCTGGCAGCGATGCAGAAGTATGAAAGGGGTCAGGTCATCATCCCCACTGGTGGTGGTAAGACTATTTGTATGATCAAAGATGCAAAGCGTCAGTTTGATGCTGATGGTCCTACCACTATTGTTGTGGTTGCTCCCCGTATTCTTCTAGCACAACAACTCTGCAAAGAGTTTCTGGAAGTTATCACTGATCCCATGGTTCGTGTTCTTCACGTTCACAGTGGAGATACTGGGCACGAATCTACCACTAAACCAGCACACATTTATGACTGGGCAGTGCAAACATGGAAGCGTAATTGCATTATCTTCACCACATATCACTCCCTGCACAAAGTTCAAGAGGCAGGTATCAAGATTGATACCATTTATTTTGATGAAGCGCACAATTCTGTCCAGCGTAACTTCTTCCCTGCCACTGAGCATTTTTCTACTGATGCTAATCGTTGCTATTTCTTCACTGCTACTCCTAAACACTCTGCTACCATCTTCAAACCTGGGATGAATGATGGTGCTGTTTATGGTCAGGTGATCTGCAATGTTCCCGCACCTGAACTGGTTGAGCAAGGTTATATTCTCCCTCCCGTTGTTCGTCTGACTCAGTTGCCTCAGGGTGATTTCAAGCAATCTGATTCTAAGAATCTGCTTGATACTATTGATGATAATACCGCAGACAAGATTCTGGTTGCTGCTCGTTCTACGAAGCAGATTGTCCGTCTTGTTACTCAGTCTGACTTCACTCTTCAGCTGGAACAGCGTGGTTACAACTGGATGTATATCACATCCAAGACCGGTGCTATTATCAATGGGCAGAAAGTTTCCCGTGATCAATTCTTCAACACACTGAACGCCTGGGGTCGTGATAACAAAAAGTTTGTTATCATGCATCACTCTATTCTTTCTGAGGGTATCAACGTCAAGGGTCTTGATGCCGTGATGTTTATGCGTAATATGGATTATATTGGTATCTCTCAATCTATTGGGCGTGTAATTCGCCTAGGAGGCGCTGAGAAAACCTTTGGATTGGTTTGTGTACCTGTTGCCGATAAAGTGGGTATCAGCACCGCTAAGAGCGTACAGGCGGTTGTTGATACTGTGTTTCAAAAAGGTGAACCTGCTGTTTCTGTGGTGCGCCGCTGATGCTGTCTGATAACATTTATGAACATGTTCTTCAGGTTGCAAGATCGTCACCATCTAAAAAACAGGTTGGTGCTATTCTTTTGAATAAGAGTAAAGTTGTAGTTTCAGCAACTAATCTTGAAACAAAATCACATCCACTGCAAGCATCATTTGCAGTTCGTGTAGGAAGACCTGAGAAGATTTATCTTCATGCAGAGATTGCTGCACTTGTAAAGTGTAGGAGTGAATGTGATACCATTGTGGTTGCAAGATTAGGTGGTCATTCTGGTCAAGAATTAAGAAATGCAAAACCATGCCCAGTTTGCGCTCTCGCATTGAAGGAAGCGGGAGTTAAGAAGGTTCATTACACTACAGATGATGGATTCC